CGGGTTGTCTGCGCATTGTTACGGGAAAAGCAGTTGCCCAATAAAAAATGTTTGCTGTTGCGTAGTAACCCATTGCCCAACCTAATGACCCGCCTGTAAATACTGCTTTGTAAAAGTACCGTTGGCATAGGGCTAGTTCTATACCGATTGGTCGTTGCTCAAACGGGGTTGGCTGGTAGTTCTGTTCCAACTGGACACCCGTAATCTCAAAGTAATCAGCAGCACCAGCAGTGCCAGTAGGTGTGTAATCAAAAAGAATTCTTGCAGCAGTTGCAGTAGTTGGGACAACAACAGTACGAGTTACATATTGCCAAGAAGTAGTCAAAGTAGTAGAGATATTTGTAACAGATGCAGATGTCGGTTGAGTGGTAAATCCTAAATCTGTTCCTGTCCCAAATTCAATCTGTGTATCTAAAATAGACCCACTAAAGTTTGCACCTTTACGAACATAAAAAGACAAAGTAACCGTCTTGCCTGCCAGTGCTTTGACCGTAATACTTTCAAAAGTCCTGCCCATATACAAGACGCCCAAATCTGTATTTCCAGAAGTTCTTTGAAAGCGGGCGCAATAGTTAAAACCAGAAAGTTCTGAAGGAACCATTGCTTGTTGGCTTAAAGAATACCCTGCTACTGCTGACCTAAAAATACACCATCTATCAGCAGTATAGGAAGTTGTGTTTGCGATACCTGTAAATGATGTGCCTCGTTGCCAAACATCAAACCCGCCGTTAATCAGGACATTGCGGAACCCCAAACCCGCAGGCAACAACGCAGACGAACCCAAACCACTAGAAATAGCCATTAGATAGTACGGTCCCAGCCAGTCACCGTGACGGTCACCTTGCTTGCCGTATCGCTACAACCTTGCAATGTTTCAGTCGCTTCCAACACAAGTCCTGTGTCCATAACAATCGTGTCGTAACCAGCAATCGGAAGTAGAAAAACAGAAGACAACGCAGCCGTCACACCACCAATACCAATCGTAATCGTGCGGTCAACACCATCCGTGTTGCAAATAACAATCTGCTTAATTGTGTACTGATGCCCTGAAGGCACCGTAAACAAAGTTGTTGGGGTTGCAGACACGCTGACCTGTGTAGGTCCGCCAAGTCTTTTTGGGAATACATCACCACTAGCCATTAGAACTCCATGTTCATCATTGTGTAAGTCATTAGATTACTTGTTGTTTGTGTTGGTGCAGACGGTCCAGTCGGACCTGTTGGTCCTGTTGGTCCTGTGGGTCCTGTCACTGTGGATGCTGAACCTGTTGCACCCGTTGGACCTGTAGGTCCTGTAGCCCCGTCAACCCCGATAGTTCCATTAGTACCCGTCGCACCCGTCGGACCTGTGGGTCCTGTAACTCCTTGTGCGCCAGTCGGACCAGTCGGACCTGTAGCACCGTCAACACCAATGATGCCGTTTGTACCAGCAGGACCCGTTGGACCTGTGACTGTTGAGGCTGCCCCCGTAGGTCCTGTTGCACCTGTCGGACCAGTTGGTCCTGTAGGACCCGTTACTGTAGACGCTGCGCCTGTAGCACCGGTAGGACCAGTAGGTCCTGTGACACCCTGCGCACCAGTAGGACCAGTAACAAACGAATCAGCTCCGGTAGGTCCAGTCGGTCCAGTTACGGTTGAGGCTGCACCAGTTGCTCCAGTTGGTCCTGTAACGGTACTAGCGGCACCTGTCGGACCAGTCGGTCCTGTAGGTCCAGTAACACCTTGAATACCTTGTGAGCCTGTAGGACCAGTCGGTCCTGTGACACCCTGAATACCCTGTGGACCTGTCGGTCCAGTAGCACCCAACGGTCCAGACTGTGAAGTAGAAACAACCGTGATAGTCCCCGAAGTAATCAACCCTACGGTTTCAGTTGCCCTTGTAACAATGATGTTAGTTGTAGCCATTGCTACCTCGTCACATCAGCAAGAACCGTGACTGTGCCCGCTAGGATAGTAGAGACAACACCTGAAGCGGTTTCCTGCAAATCCCAGAAGTAAAGCCCAGCCGACAAAGCAGCCGAAGAAGTAGAAGACAATACACAAGTAACTTGACCTGCGGCCCCTGAAGTAACAGTACAAGTAAACGAAGCCTTGATAGTGGTCGAGTCCTGCTGGCTACGAATCTGAGACAAATACGTACGCCCCGTAATATCAACAGCTGTAGACCCGTCAGTCGTGATAGTCACAACGAGGGTTTCAGTATCACCACGAGTGATAATTAGGTCTTGGTCAGCAGGTTGGGCCATACACCATCGATAATAGCACTAAAGCGGTGCGGGTGTACCTTCGATTTGATGGCGAGAAGTTGCTAACTGTTCAACCGCATGGCAACCATCAATCGTCTTCGGCTGTAAACCTTCAGCCCGTAAACGCTTATACGCAGGCATATCCTTCTGCCAATTCTTTTCGCGCTGGTTAATATGAGCAACCGATTCACCGCGGCTAGTTGTCGAGTTAGGACCAATCTGAACCCCTGCAACCCTGCAACCAAAACAACCCTCAACATCCAAATCAGGATGTGTTTCCCTATGCTTCAATGTAATCCCCATATCCAGCCGCTATAAGGTCTGCTTCTTCTGTGGCATCAATCGTATGAACATGACCACCGTGGTAGGTGATAGCAATATCTTCTTGTTCTGCCGGTTGGTACTCAGTGAAAGAACCGTCGTTCATTTTGAACACGTTGCGACCACGACGACCTGGCCTTAACACGGCAAGGATGCCACGCTCCCCTGGTAATGCCCAGTTCACGTAGTTATCTGTGGGCGGTTTGAAAGTTGTCATAACTAGAGAATAACAAAAGCCCCCACCTTTCGGCAGGGGCTTCCGTTATAAATTCCTTGTCGGAAATTAAGCGGCGTTTGAACCGATGCTTGAAGCTGATTCGATGCGACGGAGTGCTTCCTGACGGAATACTGCGTAACCAACAAAGTGCTTCCAACCGACTGGGCGGAAACGCTGCAAGAGGTCTGTAACTGTTCCGTAGACGATTGTTGGCTGTGCGCCATACTCGCCACCCATAGATACAGCCTTGGCAAGAGCCTGCTGTCCCATGATGAGGGTTCCGTATGAGTCACCAGTACCTGCGGAACCTGAACCGTTGAAAGCGTTTGCAAAGATTGGCGCACGGGCCGATTCCATGAAGCGTACGCCTTCAAACATACCAATTTCACCGTTGTAAAGCGGCATTGCGTTGGTGTACTTGTATGAGTCACGCCAACCTGATGCGTCTGTAATACCACGAAGGTCGTACGAAACGTCTGGGTGGATGAAACCGACATAGTTGCCACCGATTGTTGGAACGTTAGCTCCACGCAATTGAGCAACAGCACGACGGACATCTTTAGCGGTAAGGGTGTCATCAACATCCATGTCAACACGAGCCGTAGCGGTATCTGTACCACCCGTTGCGTAAATGACGTTTGTTCCAGCCTGAACAGCATTACGAGCGATGGTGTCAATTGACAAACCAGCGTTGTAACCAACAGCGTTAGCGGCTACTGGGTCCACAGGGAGGAATGAAGAAGCACGGAGCTTGGCGGTTGTTACCGTTGCGTTACCGTATTCTTCAAGGGTCACAGTAACTTGTGCGTCGCTCATTGCGACTGGAGTTACATCTTCTGCTTCACCAAGAGCAGTGGTTGCTGCTGCAAGGTCTGCGAAGACTGTGAACTTAACGGATGCACCTGGGTTAGTTGCGTTTGTTGCTTGAACATCTGCGAACTGGTCGAAGTACATTTCTGGGCGAAGGGCAAAATATGCCAACTTCTCAAAAGCAACCTGGTCAACGTTGAGGTTGGAGGTGCCTGTTTCTGCTGCGTAATAATCAGCCATTTGGGTTTTTCCTTAAATTTTAGAGGGGGTTTGGTTAACCAAGGTTGACACCTTGGGCTTGTGCCTCTGCAAAAATGTCGGAAATTTCTTCTGCTGACGCAGCATCCCTGATTCGTTTAACCCATGATGGTCCTTCAGAAGCAGTTTCGGCTCCGGCAGCAATCCTATTGGACTGCTTCCATGCTGCCTGGTCTGGGTCTTCCTGAACAGTTTGGGGTGTAATCAGTTGTGCTTCTTCTGCGGCCCGCCTAATAGCTTCTGGAGTTAAGTCACCGTCGTAGCCTTTAACGAAATACTTGGCTTGTGGAGAAGCAGGGTCTACACCCGCTTTTACAAAAGCTAGTTCACGTTGGCTGGCTGAGAATTCCGCAACTTGTTTGCGTAACTCTTTGGCTTCCTTTTCCAGTTGTTTCATCCTTGCACGAACTGGGTTCGTTTCAGATGCTGGCTGGTCGTAGTCGTCTTCGTTGAAATCATCTTCAAAATTTGACATTATGGCACTCTCCTTGGTCCACATCACACCGGAGGGTTGTGATGGCTACATATTTTTTACACCCCGTTTTGCGCTGATAACTCAGGGGGTGGTTATCAGGTTCTCCCATCGGGATACGTTTTTACATTAGCACATTTTATTGGCCGACGGTGCCTAAGGCTGTGGTTCCTGTTTGTGTTGCTGCGAAGCCTCCACCTTGCTCGAAGGATGCTTTGCGTTTCCGTTGACGAGCCGCAATACGCTGGGCTGCTGCGGCATTGGTGCCGAGTGCACCACTGATTTGTTCTTGACGGGTGATTGTTTCTTCGCCAGCCAAAGTTGTATCAAACAATTCCTTTGCACCTGAAAGACTTGCAAATCCTTTACGTGCTTCGGTTGGGTCAATGCCTTGTAGTGAAATTGATTCTGCTTCTTGGGCGGACAATTGAATTTGAGCTTGTGTTTGTGCTTCAGCCGCAATTTGGGCAGCTTGTGCTTGCCTAAGAACAATGTCTTTTGATTTAGTTGGGTCAATAAAGAAAGCGGCGAGAGTGTCGTCAGTCACCATGTAGAGGCGTTTCATTTCCGCAATAATTTGCGGGTCAGCATCTTTCACTGCTTTGTAGCCAAGCGAAATTCTTTGAGCCAATTCGTCAGGGTCGGTGTCATTGCCAATAAATTTTGCAAAATCCTGTGGTGTATCGTAAAACCCTACCGGCATACCCGCAGTACGTAACTTTTGACGGTACCCCTCCTCATATTGGAGATAAGCCGCAGGGGAAAGTTCAGGAAGTTTTGCAGCGATGCGGGCGGCATTGCCGGCAAACCTATCCTTATAAGTTTTGGTATCACGGGCTGCGTTAATGAGCAGATTTTGATTGCTTACTAATCCAGGGTTTGCTTGGGCAAAACCCCAAACAGCATCAATTGCATCCTGCCCTTCAAGTCCGTAAGGGCGGAGGTATG